GCGCATCGACCAGGACACCTTCGACCGGCTGATCGTCCAGCGCTTCGGCGCCTGGAAGATTCGCTTCGTCACGGGCCTGCAGCGGCCGGCGAACATCTCCGAGACGAAGTACCAGCAGGAGATCCTCAAGCTCAAGATCAACGACCTGCTGATCGGCACGTCGAAGGACATGAAGTTCGGCACGCTGCCCGAGACGCCCATGGACGGGTTCATCAAGGCGCGCGAGTCCGACGTCCGTGACCTCGCCGCCGTCCTCCAGGTGCCGCCGTACATGTTCCTCGGGATCTCGGCCAACATGCAGGCCGAGTCGCTGGCCGCCGCGCGCTCGGCCCTGATGGCGAAGAGCGCCGAGCGCCGCACGAACTGGGGCGAGAGCCACGAGCAGCTGATGCGGCTCACCGCCAAGATCCGCGGGAACACCGAGGAGATGCAGGCCTACGACATGGAGGTCCGCTGGCGGGACACCGAGGTCCGCCCGCTCATCCAGGCCGCCCAGGCGCTGGGCAACCTCGCCCAGCAGGTCGGAGTCCCCCTGGAGATGCTCTGGACCATGATCCCGGGCTGGACCGACACCGACGTCGCGCGCGCGAAGGAGCTGGTCGAGGTCCAGGGCATGGACGCGCTCCTCGCCGAGCTGGCCGGCCAGACGACGCCCGGCGCCGGCACCACCGGCACGCCGACGCCGCGCGGCCAGGTCACCAAGATCCAGTGACCGCCCCCACGCTGGCCGGCGGGGCGGTCGCCCTCACCGCGCTCGATGCGGCCTACCGTGAGGCGCTGGCCCGGACGTCGGCCGGCGTCGTCCGGCTGATGCTCGCCCGCTGGGGCGCCGTCAACCTCGACGACCTCGCCGGCACGTCCGACATCTGGATGTCCGACGCCGTCGCCGCGGTGCTGGCCGGCCGCCGTCAGGCCGAGGGTCTGGCCAACGCCTACACGACGCGCGTGCGGCAGCTGAGCGTCCCCAACGCCTCGCCGTTCACCCCGCCGCCGGCCGAGCCGCCGAACGTCGAGCAGATCCGGAGCAGCCTGGAGTTCACCGGGATCAAGCAGACCGCCCGCGAGTACGCGAAGCAGCGAACCTTCGTCGAGGAGCAGCGGACTCGGGACGACGACGGCGTCGAGACCCTGCCCACCGCGGTCCCGAAGCAGAAGCTCCTGGAGGACGGCATCGTGCGCGCGAGCGGCGCCGCGATCCGCCACGTCACCACGGCCGGCATGGACCAGATCAAGAAGATCGTCCAGGAGGACGCCGTCGCCCTGGGCTGGTACCGCACGACAAAGGCCGGCTGCTGCTACTTCTGCGCCATGCTGGCTTCGCGCGGACTGGTCTACAAAGAGGACAGCTTCAAGGCCTCGAACGCCCGCTTCAAGGGCCCCGGCGAGCAGAAGGTCCACGACCGCTGCGGCTGCGGGCTCCGTCCCGTTTACACCGAGGACGACGAACTCCCCGAGCGCACCGCGGAGTTCGAGCAGCTGTGGGCCGACAAGGCCACGGGCTCCGGCGACGAGGCGATCTACAACTTCCGGCTGGCATACGAGGGCCGGGTTGCGCCGAAGCGTCGGGCGGGCTAGACTTCTCGACGGCGGGATAGGGGAGTTCGGTTGTCCCCGCTGGGCCCATAACCCAGAGACCGCGAGTTCGAATCTCGCTCCCGCTACAAGGCAGCAGCGCACCTCTCGTGCGTCGTCTCGGGCTCGAAAGACTTCCGGGAGGCAACACCGAGGGGTCGGACTGGCCTTCGGGTGGGCGCCCACGTCAGCCCCGCGAGCCCCAGGAGTCCCCGTGCCTCCTGGGGCTTCGTCGTGGTGGCTGTAGTCACTCAAATCGCCCTGTACTGTGACGGATCGGTCCCGTACACTCGCAGGTACGACGAGCCGCGGGGGAACGGCTTGACAACTTCTGCCCAAGGATTGGGGCCCCGCCATGCCTGGACGTCACCGTAAGCCGACCAACACCGCCCGGAACGTGCAGCGCGCTGCCACCGGGGGCTTCGCTGCGCTCGTGGCCACCGGAGCGCTCGTCCCGTCCGTCGCGCAGGCCCAGTCCGGCCAGCCGACCGCGAGCGACGAGGCCGAGACCGTCGAGCTGCCCGTTGCCCAGCCGGCCGTGCCCGAGTTCACCATCCGCGTCGTCTCCGGGGACACCCTCGGCGAGCTGGCGGCCGAGAACGCCCTGCCGCACTGGCGCGACCTCTACGAGCCGAACCGCGACGTCATCGGCGCGAACCCGAACCAGATCTTCCCCGGCCAGGTCTTGCGCGTGGCCGGCGGCAAGCACCGCGCCGCGGACCCGAAGCCCTACTACGCGCCGGCCGACCCGACCGAGGGTGGGGACGTCGAGCCGCAGCAGGCCCTCCCGCCCGTGCCGGCGCCAGCCCCGCCCGCGGCACCGGCCGCCGGCTCCGCGGCCCAGGTCGCCGTGCAGGCTGCGCTTGCCCAGGTCGGTGACCCCTACGTCTGGGGTGCCGAGGGCCCGAACTCGTTCGACTGCTCCGGCCTCATGCAGTACGCCTACGCGCAGGCCGGCATCAGCCTGCCCCGCGTGAGCCGCGAGCAGGCGACCGTGGGCGTCCGGGTCGGCAACAACGACATGCAGCCCGGCGACCTGATCTTCTTCTACGCCCCGATCAGCCACGTCGGCATGTACATCGGCGACGGCAAGATGGTCCACGCGCCGACGCCCGGCCAGTCCGTGCAGGTCGTCAGCGTGTCGGCGATGGGCACCCCGGCCATGGTCCGCCGCGTCGCCTGAGTTCCCTGCTATCCTGGGAACCTCATCGCGGCGTCGAAGGCGACGTCGCACCGACGCACGTAGGAGTGCATCGTGAAGTTCGAGGACTACCTGGCCCCCTGGGAGATCAACGAGAAGGGCGAGAAGCTCGACGAGCCCGCCGAGATCGACCCGGAGAAGCTCAAGCGCCACCTGTACAACGTGCAGGAGGACAAGGACAAGGCGCAGACCGAGCGCGACGACGTGAAGGCCGAGCTGGCGAACGCCCAGGAGACCATCACGACCATGCAGCGCGAGAAGGAGTCCGACGCCGAGCGCCACGCGCGCGAGGAGAAGGAGCGCGAGCAGCGGTACGCCAAGCTGGAGGCCGAGAAGGTCGAGCGGGACAAGATCAAGGCCATCTCGAAGCACTTCAAGGACCAGGGCATCGAGGCCGACCGCGCCGAGCGCCTGGCCAGCCGGGTGACCGGCGAGAACGAGACCGAGTGGGTCCAGTCGGCGACCGAGCTGGTCGAGGACGGCTTCCGCCTGACCGACAAGGTCGTCGAGACGACCGAGTCCGGCAAGGAGGAGACCGACAACCTCACCTCGATCCCGCGTGTCGTGCGCTCGGACGGCAAGCCCCCGAAGACCGCCAAGGAGAACACCGGCAAGTCGTTCTCCGAGGAGCTGGACGAGCTGATTCCCGTGAGCACCTGGTGACCACCCGCTTCCTCGGTCGCCAGACCGGCCCGTTCCTGATGACCTACGACTCCGGCCGGCCGGTCGGCGTCATGCTGGCCAAGAGCGAGAAGACCTGGGCCGTGAGCTGCGCCCTGCTTGGTCGCGGCTTCCTGGCCGGCTGGGCCTACCGGAGCCACCGCGGCACCGAGGGCAAGTGGAGCCTCCCCCGTGAGGCGCCGGCCCGGCCCGTCCGGTCGGTCTGACCTCGGATCTGGTACAGTTCCACAAGGCGTCGAGGTGGGGAAGACCTCGGCGCCGCCGGACCTCTAGCTCAGTGGATAGAGCAGCGGACTCTTACTCCGCGGGTCCTCGGTTCGAATCCGAGGGGGTCCACTCCGGTGTAGCTCAGTTGGTAGAGCGGGGGACTGTTACTCCCTGCCAGTCGTAGGTTCGAGTCCTGCCGCCGGAGCGCGGTCCCGGTTGGTCTAATCCGGCATGACGCTGCGTTCTGAGCGCAGTAATCGAGGTTCGAATCCTCGCCCGGGAGCCAAGAAACTCAGCCCAGCTCTTGACTCGTGGCACTGGTGTGCTGTAGTGGGGTACTCTTGCTGAGAGAGCCCCGCTTGGGGGTACCGATACGACAAGGAGCTACCCCCATGGCCGTCCTCAAGGCCAAGTCCGAGAAGATCGTTCCGTTCTTCCTCGGCCTCTGGCAGCGCGAGCAGCTGCTGTCCATGCTCATCACCCGCTGGGGTGGCGACAACTTCAAGGGCGCGCTCGGCGACACCATCACGGTGAAGACGAACGACCGGAAGATCGCCACGGCCCGCGAGTACACCTGGCGGACCCGGCCCGAGCCGATCAAGCTGGACGACATCTCCGGCTACGAGGACGGGCTGCCCGTCAAGCTGGACACCCACCTCTACTCGGCGACCGGCCTGACCGACGAGCACTTCACGCTCGACGACGTCCAGTTCGCCACCGACGTCCTCCAGCCGCAGGCCCAGGCCGTCGGCGAGGAGCTGAACGCGCGCTGCATGGCGGCCTTCCGGGCCGCGAAGTGGAAGCGGTCCTTCGAGGTGGCCGCGGGCATCGACCCGCACCTGGTCGCCGTCGAGGCCCGGCGCCGGCTGGACGCGGACAAGACCGCCCCCCAGGGTGGCCGTGTCTTCCTCATCGGCTCGGACATCGCGGCCGAGTGGCTCGTGTCGGAGCGGCTGAGCAAGTACGAGTGGAACGGTGAGGTCGGCACCCCCGCGGTCCGGCAGCACACCATCGGCCAGCT